ACAAGAACTCGAAGCTGCCAAGACTTTGGCTGCGGACTTCTACGGGGGCCACGCTCTTGGCGTAATCAGCAATGATGGTCGCGGTAAGTTGGAACTGTTTGACCAGAGTTACGTGTTCCCCCATGCGTTTGTAACTGACCCCGTGCGCAAGGCATTGGAGACATACAACGAGAAGGGTGAGCTTGGTAAAGACGAGGCGGAGCAGATCCTAACCAGTGGTTGGTCCTTGATCCAAGGCTACGCCGAACCGTTCCTCTCTGAATCTTTATTCTTCGAGCGGGTGCGGGACGTTCTTCCACAGGCTTGGATTGGTCGTGACGGCGAAACCCAAACGGGTGCGAAGGTCTATTCTCCTTCTGACAGCTACGGTGACAAGTTCGCCAAGAGCCTGACACACATCATGGGTACATATATCCCAGGCTACGGTCGGATGTTTGTCGAAGAGCGGTCTGGTCAGTTGCAACCAGGGCGGTTACTGCGTGGCCTTACGGGTGAACCAGGGACACGCGGTCAAACCTTTACTGCCAACGAGGAACTGGCTCGTACCCTCACAGGTTTCACGCCTATCGTTATCAACACGCGGACAGACTTCCGCTTCAAAGGTGGTGAGTATCTGCCACTGCGTTCCGCTGCCAAGAGCGGGGCTAACCGTGAGATCAAACGTGCGGACGCTACAGTGCCGGAAATGGTTGAGGCATGGAACACATACCTAGACAACCTTTACCGTGAACAGAGCAGGCTCTTCTTCAATGTGGAGGCCGCTCGTAGGTTAGGGGCGAGTGACAAAGAGATTCGTAGCGAGTTGAAAGCTGCGGGTATGGGTGGCGCAGAGGTTGCAGCTATCCTACGCGGAGAGTTCTGGCCTGGTCTTGCATCAAAGGAACTGATCAAGGACACGAAGAAGGACATGCGCTCAGAAGATAGACGCCGCGCTATTACAGATATCCCATGGGGAACCTTTAACCGCCTGTCCAATGAGCGTCGAAACATGAAGCTACAGCCTATTGTTGCGAAGCAAGAGCGGGATGCCAGACTGGAAGAGCGTCAAGCGGAGCGGAATGCAGCGGCGGATACAGCAGGACAGTTGGCGGTTGAGCCACAGATCGATCAGGCTCCTGTTGTACAAGAACCTGTACAAGTTCCTGTACCTCAGACCTCGACCCCCGCACCACAAGCTCCGGCTCAACAGAACATCATGTCTCGTATCCCGTTCCTTGGATCGAATCCAGTGGACGCGCTGCGGAACCTAGAGATCCTGCAACGCCTTGGTAATGGTCAGTAGTCAGCTTCGATTGTCAGCTTGATTCCGTTTCCCCCGAACAGCTTTATAAGCTCGTCCGCACAGGCTTCGGTTTCTTTGATCACATCGTCGTCGTTTGTCATGGTCGCAAGGTTAAGTGTGACCCCGATAAACTCCATCAGCGATTCGATCTGCATAGGATGCATTTCTCTTAGACCTAAAGATTTGAACTCTTTCTCAAACATTATTCAATGTCTCCCCAATCATTCTGGATATCTACGTCAATCTTCGAGGGAACTTTGAGAGGCACTCCTGTCTCCATGATCTCCTTGATTTTGTCGGCCTGCTCTTGGCTCTCTATGTTAAAGCATAACTCATCATGGACCGTGAGCATAGGAGTAAGTCCCTCATTGTAGCAGTCAAGCATCGCTTTTTTTGTTTGATCTGCCGCCGAACCTTGGATCAATCTGTTTAACGCTTTATAAGTAAACGCTCTTTTGATCAGGGGTCCGTATTCCTTTTGTGCTTCATCATGTGGCAGGGGTTTGCCCATACCAAATTGCTTTGGTTCCCACAGTGGGAAACGACACTTGCGGCCTAGCAGTGTACGGATCTGCCCCTGCTTCGAGGCACGTTGGCTTGCCATCTCCGCAAGCGATTTAACAAACGGAACCTTGGCTTCGTGCTTATCCATCAACGCCCGTGCATCATCCTTCGATATGTCCAACTGGTTGGATAGTTTGCCAACGCCCATGCCATACATGATACCAAGGTTCACGGTCTTGGCTTCCTTGCGACTGATTCCTGCTAGGTCAGCGACCATCTGGTGCAGGTCAACATCGCCAGTGTTAAACTCACTAACAATGTCATCGACCATGTCGTGCCTGTTTACGCCGCCAACTGATGCGGCGAAGTGAACAAGGAGTCTTGGCTCTTGGCTTGAGTAGTCAAACGATCCCCACTTGTACCCTTCGTCTGGAATAAAGAGGCCACGGATCAGTTTCTTAATCTCTTTATCACGCGCAGGAATCTGCTGGAGGTTTGGATTAGAAGAAGAAAAGCGACCCGTCACGGTTCCACCTTCGTCACGACGGGTCGAGTGGAGTTCTGTATGGATACGTCCATTGTGCGCGTGTCGGAGGATGCTGTCAATAAAAGTCGAGTCCGCCTTGTCAAACTCTCTTAGCTTGACAAGTGCCTGACAGACCTTCGCAGGGTGATTCGCAAGAAAGTCTTTTGTGAAACTTGGCGCACCTTTCTCTGTCTTTGGGTACGGCATTTGTAGGTGGTCGAACATCTTCTGGATCGAGGCCGATGCCCAGATGTCTACCTCTTGCCCTGCTTCCCTGTGAATAAAGTCACGCAGCACACTTGTCTTCTCACGGATCAGCTTCTTGTTTTGCTCCGCCTTGTCTAGGTCAACCTTCACGCCGTTGGTCCGCATGTCCAAGAGACATGGAATCAGTCCGGTCTCCAAATGCCATATGTCCCACAGCTTTTCTTTTTCTAGGATCGGCTTCAGTGCATCCCAGAGTTTGAGCGTAGCCACGGCATCTTGCTCCGCGTATGCGCCCACATACTTGGGTGGTAGCTTCCACATCTCTGCCTTGGGATCGATGCCCCACTCTTTTGCAGCAGCCTGTAGCAGCTTCTCATCTTTCCGCTGAGAGATGTAATCCCTCGCCATGGAGTCCAATCCAAAGGACCATCGGTTCTCGTCTACAAGTGCCCCTGTAATCATTGTGTCGATGATCTTGCCTTTGATCTCGATGCCCTCGGCGCGTAGCCATCCCGCATCGTAGGTTGCGTTGTGCATGATTACGTTCATGTCCGGCACAGAGAGTTGCTTCTTGAGCCATCGCATCGTGAACCTTGGATCAAGGTTGTGACCATTCGCGTGGCGGATGGGGAAGTACCCTTGGTACTCTCCCGCTGCCACAGCTATGCCTATGATGTGTCCGTCTTTCCGTGCCCATCCTGGACCAAGGGTCTTGATGTTTGGGTCGTAGGTTTCGAGATCGACCGCGACTTCTTTATAGCCTGTTAGGTCTGGGAACTCTGGGGGAATGTTCCAATCTGTTTCTATCAGATCCAGTTCATTTTTGATCTGATAGTTTAGATCGCTCCCGAATAGATTCTTTTGCATCTTGAATAACCTCCTCAATGCTACGGTTATCTAGTGCGACGAACTCTGCGCCTAGTGCCGTGTATCCTGCCTTATCAATCCATGAATCCTCATGGTTGATTGTCTCAATTAGTCTGCTTGTTTTTACCCAATCCATCATCAGTGCAACGTGGGCCGGAGTAATGTACCCTGTGTCCCTGATTGCACCTCTGATGATTATGTTCCAGCCCTCGCAGATACGGGCGTGGTTCTCGTAGGCATCGCCATAGTCTCTAGCGCGATCCCCATTTATTAGTTCGGCTGCTTTGTCTAAGCATTCTTTTCTGTTCATAACGGATACCTGTATTTGTTGCCACTCAGTAAGATGTATAAGTTGTGCCGCGCTCTCGTGACGCCAACGTAGAACGCTCGATGCTCATCATCAGGGTAGTCACTGTTTACACACGCCGCCGTAGACTTATCCAACACAACGCAGTTGTCATCCTCCCCGCCCTTCATCGCATGAAACGTAGACAGCTTGATCCGTGGTGCAGACATAAGATCTTCACCCCTGCGGTAGATCGCTTCGATGTAGTCGCGCTCTTTGGCACTGACCTTCAAGATATCATACGCCGCGTGACTTGCATCTCGGAGCAGACCGAACTCATCGAGCAGCGTGTCCATGTCCACTGCGTCGTCCGCAGCCAGAGCATCCAGAAGTTTGGCGGACCCCCGTTTGACAACGGCATCCTCGCCCTGCTTTGGCACGGCAGCGTACAGCTTCTTGATCCGCTCGACCCCTACCTTCTCACCCTTGCACAGGTCATCCCATGTTGTGAGGTTCTCAACCAGAGTTTCCGATATGCTCGATCTACCTTTGATCGAATACTTGAACCCCGCGTTTTTCATAAACTCTCCGACCTCTCGGACGAAGTAGTTGGTACGCGCCATGATGGTCCACGAACCTTCGTTCAGTGGTATCTGATCCATGTAGTATACATACTCCACTGTCCCCTGCTCTTCGCGTGGGCTGAATGTCTTATCAAGACGCTTGTATATACGACTGGATATACCTTGTGCCAGTTCATGCACCCTTCGAGGAATGCGGTACGACTGGGTCAGATACTCCACGTTATCAGAACTGTTGATGAACAGATCGACATCCACGCCTGTCCAACGGTGGACCGCTTGGTCGTCGTCCCCTGCAATGATGATGTTGTCCGCATAGTCAGACATCCCCTTGACCATTTCCCACTGAAGTGGTGTAAAGTCTTGGGCTTCGTCGACGAACAAGTAGTCCAAGTGTGGGAACTCTCCCAGTTCCACGTATCGTTCGATCATATCGATGAAGTCCACCTTCCCTGTGGTTCTCTTATATTCCTGCATCGTATCCCGAAACTGTTCGGCCTTGGCATAGAACAGATTGAAGTTGTTCGTTGCGCTGAACTCATCTTCCAAAGAGACCATCCGGTAACGAGCGCGACTGTCCATCTGAACGTAGTCTTGCCCAGTGCCACCCATGTTCGGAGTGCGCAGTCCATCATCGAGGTCCATCGCATCTTCTTTTTCGAACGTCAGGCCGATGGGTTCGCCAATGACTTTGTAGTCTGCCAGTTTCATAACGTCCTCTGGCTGTAGACCAAGCCCATGAAACCCAAGAGAGTGACTGGTCCGCATGTAGGGAAAGTCTTTGGACTCTAGGTTAAACTGAAGACAGGCACGGGAGATCATCTCCTCGATGGCCTTCCGCGTGAATGATATCACCCCTATCCGTGACGGGTGTACGCCACTGTTCAGTGCCTCTTCGATCTCCTGTATCAGGCGGTAGGTCTTGCCGCAGCCTGGGGGTCCAAGGATTAACTTACTATTCTGTATCATAGTCTTTCCCTCTTGGTCTGGTGTTGACCCAGTCTTCGATCTCAGACAGAACCCAACGGCTCGATGACCGTCTGTTGTCGTCTGGACCTAAGATGATGGGTTGTGGAAAACTGGTCGAGTTTTGCGCCAACTTGTAGACATAGGACTTCGAACATCCCAACAGGTCGGCAACCTCTCCCACTCGCAATAGTCTGTTAGAAGGGGATGTCATTTTCAAACTCCTGTTTCTCTAGTGTTATATCTTCTTCATCAAAAGCAGGGATCCACCAACAGCGTATCGTGCTTATTACCTCACCTTTGGGTGTACGTTTTTTAATACGTTGCGTAGTATTATCTCCTCCCAAGTCTCGGATCATTTGAATGATCTGCGCTCGGGAGTGACCAGTGAACCTGCGCTGATGCAGGAACTCCATCAAACCCAAGAGGGTAAACTTGGTCATACCACCATCAGTCCACGGCTTGCCCATCTCCATTTCTTCTGGAGCCAAGGCTCGTATGTGGCTCGTGCAGTAGGTACGCATGTGCTGCTTGAACTCCCCTGCGACTGTCAGTTCTTCTGGTACATCGAGGTACGTC